TGAAGGGCAAATTTATCACAATCTCATCAGTGTATTTGAACACTGGCAATCCTCTATTATTACATAATCTGTCAATCACCTTGGTGTCAGGTGAAGTATCCTCTGGTTGATCTAACCCCACGATTGGCCGCAGTTACCTTTGTTTTCCAATACAAATTATCAAATGCTAAATTAATGCTGGATCACTAACCAAGTCAATATCCACACGGCGAATCACATGCTATAGCCTGGCATGGTTTCAATCATAGGCCTCAATTGATTTGACTAGTCCACTCACAATAATTAATAATATCAATATTTTAGTATTCTAAACAGAGCTAAGGGGTGAACGGTCGCTAATCGTTATAGGAACGCAATGCTTAACATCACGCAGCTACCTTACACAACAGGGCGTAAACACCGCTTAATGTAGTTTAAAGCCTTCGGGCTAAATAGTAATTAAAACTCCAAAATTTATGATGTTGTTGATAGTGTAATTAAATTTAACGTCTCATGACGTAGTTTGACACCTTCGGGTGTAGTTTAACGCCTTCGGGCGCATGCAATTAAGCAATAATTGTGTTATCCAATTCTGTTATGACTATATCAACAGTAGTTGCACCAACAATGGTTAAACCTACAGCTGTTATAGTTACCAATCCAGGATTTAGCGAAGTACAAACAACTATAGTATCATATACCAATGTGGTTGTGCCACTTCCAGCCTGAATGGAAAAATTCCCTAGTCCTTGATAGTATGGTCTCTGGGCCAAACCAATAAAAGTGGGAGCAAAATTACCAGTTACACTTGTAGCAGCAGTATAAGATATATTGATCAAATACTGTTGTTGTGGCTGAGCTAAAAAGGTAATAGCTGTGCCGGAAACAGACAATGCTAAACTACCGTTATTAACTACTTGAATCAGTCCGAATTCATTAGCAGTGGAAACATTAGTACGAAATGCATGAGCAGAATCAACCTGACCACCAACATCAATTGGTAATATAGGTTTATGAAATTCCACACAATAGGTAACCCATAATTCTCCCAAATCCTGTGTTGGATTTGCTTGAGTGGCGAATTGAAAGTTTCCATAATCATATAGACGCAAATCCTGTCCAACTGGCACATTTCCAGTTCTAACATACCGTTGTGGCAATATAGTTTGGTTTACAGCACATTCCACACCATGCATTAACGCATTTGTTGGTTTAACAGATACTGCATACTCACTATTTTCCATTTCTTGTTTCGAAGAATAGTTAGGTGCATCAGCATTATAGTTAGTTGCCATAACGACAACACCAGGAGCACCTCCAGTAATGAAATCTGTAATCAATGGGCGGAATTCAAACACCACACCATGGAAAACATATTCCTGATAATTTTGAGCTACTGTTGCCAACCAAGGGAATGTTGTAGGAATCCCAGGATTCAAGGGATAAGCTACATTATTGAATCCAGCAGTACCAGTTATATCACCGAGATACTCACGATGACACACAACATTAGTTTGCTTGGTAGAGTCAAATTTTGGTATTTGGGTTGAATTAGTCAAGACATTATACTTTGGTTGAGGCCCAACCAAGGAATAATCACCTGATCCAAATATGGATCCGATACCAGATCCAAGGAACCTTCCAATTCCCTTACCTATTTTGGCATTTCCAAAAATTGAACCAACAGCATTTCCAACTATTGATCCAGCTTCAGAAAAAGGTTTATTCTTTTTAGGTTGCATGTTTTGTCGTGTCTTTTGTTTGGGAGCAGTGACACGAACTGCTGTTTTTGTTTTTCTTGTCATATTATTGGATACCTCATGACAAAGAGCGACTGTACATCATAACTAAACTCAGGGGATCTCCGTGCAGTCTGTTGGCATTCTGTTTAGCACTAAAATAATAGTTTTGGGATATTACTAGTTATGACCCAATACTCTCCGAGCAGGGGGGGTAACGTTCTCCGACGTGTACAGTTTACATGGGTAAGTGGACAAATGAATTATTATTAACGATGGAACTCGTAAGCTCTACACCATCATAAAATTTCTCACAAGCCACTTGCTCATCAGGACAAATTCCAAAAGCTAACCAAAACGAATAACGGGTTGAAGGCAAAATATTATGTATTGCACTTCGATCCATTCCGGTTCCTAAGAAATGATATTTGTTCATGGTGGGATCCCGAAGTAATTTTGATCCACAACTACCACGAACAAGAGATTCATAGAAAGATGAACATATTGGTATTCCGCCAGTTAAAGATAGGCCGCATTTCCCGACTGATGCCATCCACATCTTAGATATGGAGGGATTATCAAGGGGCTTAAGCGCCACACAATCTTTAGCAATATGAGTCCGAGGATCTCGTACCATAAGATACTGATTTCCATCGAAAACTGGTTGCGATTGGCAGAATACAATTTGTTCCAAAACAGTAACAGTTGGTTCAACTTCCATTTGGAACCCAGATTTAATAAACCAGGTGTTTAAATTTTGTCGAAATTTCAACTCGTGTTTCGATTCCATGAATATGACACAATCATCACCATCATTGACCATACGGATATTGATGTTCAAAGAGTCAGCATAAGCTTTAACAAGTGAGCATGCTATTAGTACATTTCCACATGATGTGTTGACATCACCAGACATTCGTCCGCCTGTAGTTTTGTACTTAAGCTTGCCATCATTCGTAGTTAAAAAGCATTTGTTGTATTCTTGTAGTTTCAACAATTTTGTTAATTCCTTGTCGTTTAAGTAAAACAACTTATATATGGAATGTTCCCAACGCAATGCCTCTAATGAAACATGTTGGTCAAAACGTTTAGCATCAATACCGATAGCAATAGGATCAAGAAAAGCATTCCAATGATCGGATATAACCTTACCACGTTGGTATTGGTTTAATCCTTTCATTACTGTAGGCGATTCGTAAATGTGCATATCAATTATTTTATAAATTTTCTTCTCAATAGGTTTTATATACCTACCCAAAGAAACTGTGAACCGTGGATTACGAGGAGATATAATCCGTGGTACAACACGCTTGTTGGGTTTAAAGTTATATTTCTCAAACTTCAAAAATGCTTTTATGGCGGCATCTTTTTCTGTAAAAGGTTTAACATTTAAACTATCAATAGCTCGTAGATACATTCCACGTTTCGGAGCCTGGTATGATTCGGCAAAAGCCAAAACCGTCATCGGGTTGCAAAAAGTGGAATTTCGTTGAAAGATATTGAAATACTTACCAAGTAAAATTGGATAAGAACCAACAAGTGGTGTTGGTGGCGGTGAAAATAGACCATCGTTCAAAACGTATAGTACTCTTTCTTTCACTGCACACTCAGCAGCAACTATGGTATTATCATAAGAAGCATAATTGACTTCAGTTGAGAGACCTGAGATCAAAAAAGTTTTACGCTTTTTATGTGGAGTGCCCCAATGCGTTACCTGCAAATTTGGATGATCAGGGGCATGACTTACGTCACAGATCATCCCAGGTAAAGGCTTTGGGCCTCCTCATCCAGTAGAAAACCCACGGCGGGGAATTCTACCAGGCATCCATTTGAACAAAGTGGAAAACCACGATGTTGTGTATGGGCGTTCAAAACGATCAAATTGATTCATGTATGCTGTTGACGATTGGAATTGAGTAACTTCAATATCATACTCATTTGGTACAAACGCCATTTCAACTGCCAACCCTATGGTTTGTGCAATATGAAATGGTCGCATTCCTGATTTCTCCATCTCATTGTGAATAAAGTGTCTCACAACAAGCTTATTTGCCATACTACGAGTTTCAATAGGGAACTTAACTCTTGCCATCTGTGAGAGAGTGACAGCTAAAGCATCCCTTTTAGTCCGAGTGAACTTATGAGTTTTATATTTATCGGGAGGACTCTGAACCTTCTCTTCCTTTAGGATTTCTAATGTCAGGGAATCCAAGCCTGGGTTTTGATCGGTGTCCATCCGTTTCCTGTCTACTACAATTCCATCACTCGTTATATGAACCATCCTATCGGAAAGCACAGCATCATAGTACACAACCAGGTTGCGTTCATTGAGTAAGTGCACTCGTTTTTGGTTCTCTGTTAATACCTCTTCAGGGATAACAGTTGGAGTGGGAATGTCATTTGTAGTTTCAGCTACTGTTGACCTGTCAGTTTCATCATTAAAATAATCAGAAAGGATGACACCTTCCTGATTAGCATCATGAATCAGTTGATTAAATTGTTGTTGAGAAGTCTCAGTTAGATTATTTCCTAAAAACCAATACTTAATTTCACCCAAAACTCCGTAAAATTTATGGGTATGTACAGTATTGGTATAAGTGATAAAGTGTTGCGCCTGCTTTCTATCATTAAGTTCTAATTGTTTCTCATCGTCTCCCCACCACGACTCACGTCGATTTAGTGGGGCTAGGTCTTGGTTGACGTTCCTATTACGTCCATG